CCCGAGATAGCACCACCAATAGCAAAGAAGGTTGACAGAGACTCTGGCGAGTTCGGAGTAGAAAGAGTCAACTATGGCGACGTTGAGATTGCAAGTGAAGTAGGATGGGACGCATACAAGCGTGTAGCAGACGAAATCATTAAGATGCTCGATAGGACAGGATTGCTTCATGGCTACAGCTTCAACAGCTGGAGCGACATGATTAGATATGATGAAGCATTTATAGAGGAGTGGCTAGGAAGTCCACAGACCTCTTTGTACTATTCATTACAAGTTATGGGTGATGTTCAAGATAAGTCTGACGCTTATGCAGCACTTGGAGACACTGACATACAGGATTATTTGGATGGTATTCTTGATAACAAAATCGAATGTGACTGCCAACAATGAACCCTTATACAAAATTATTAGAAAGAAAAAGAACATGGACTCCCGTAAAACCCACCAAAGGGGAGGTAAGATCTGGTGCTGAAGAAACCATCAAGCGTGCTCTCGCAATACGTCATATGGAGCTACCAGTTGGAGAATTTATTACACAAGGCTTGGAGAAAGAAGTCCCGCAAGCAGCGAGGACACTTCTTGAGTCAAACGTTAAAGATGAGATTAAGCATGATCTCGCTCTGGGCTTCATTGTTGAATCCCATGGGGCTGATCCCATTGCTGAAATGGAGGCGATACGATTAAGAGATGCTTGGATACAACACCCTGACCATACTATCACAAAGGCACTCGTTGCAGAGCGAGCTATATTCTTTGTTCTATTGCCTATGTTTCGCTTTCTTGGTGACGCTGCTCTTAGAACAGTATCAGCTGATATTTCCAGAGATGAACAGATACACGTGGCAACAAATAGTCTCGTATGTCGTGAGCTGGGTCTTGTTCCTAGCAATTCTTTGGATAAGCTTCGGAAGGCAACTATATCTTGGGTACTACAACCCCTAAAAACTTCACCGGACAAACATTTAGACAAATCATTCTGGCTGGATGCGAGCGACCGGCTGATGTATGAAGGCAAAGCACCACAGTTTGCCGACACAAAAGCAGCTCGCATGCCAGCGTTCTTTGAACATGCAAACACCAACCTCCCTCAATACGCTTAGTTTCCATTCTGAGAAACTCGAGAAACTTGTTGAGGATTTGGAATCCAAGTTCGCTTGGTATCCTGTCCACCCCAAGGAGGATATAGCCTCCATCATGTATCGCTCCGGACAATGGGAAGTGGTACAATATATAAAATCAATTTTAAATGAATAATGTGTTTTTTTAGATCAAGCCCACCGGCACCTGTATCAACACCAGCACCTATACAACCTAGACAGCCTGACTTAATATCAGCTTCTAGACTTCCAAGAAAAAAGGAGTTGTTAGATCCTGATGATATTGCAGATGTAGAGTATGGAGCACAAGAGGGTGCTAAGAAAGGCACCATGGACGACACTAGAGGAGCAGCCAAGAGAGTTGGTACAGATGCTCTCAAGATTAATCTCAACACCGGTAATGAAGGTGGTGGAACTGGAGGATTAAATGTATAAGGCAAGGGAAAGATACTCAATGCTATCGTCGGGCAGAACACAGTTTCTGGACATGGCAGTTGAGTGCTCTGAACTTACCTTACCATATCTTGTCACTAGAGATGACAGCTCTACAGGCAAGCGACAGCTATTGCAACCCTATCAATCAGTTGGAGCCAAAGCAGTGGTAACACTTGCAGCAAAACTAATGCTAGCAATACTACCACCACAGACAGCTTTCTTCAAACTGCAAGTTAGGGATGACAAGCTAGGCGAAACGCTTGACCCTATGATGCGTAGTGAGCTAGACCTATCATTCTCAAAGATAGAGAGATTGATTATGGATTACATAGCTGCATCAAGCGATCGAGTTGTAGTTCACCAAGCCTTGAAACACCTTATCGTATCTGGCAATGCCCTTATATTTATGGCTAAAGATGGATTGAAACACTATCCTCTCAATAGATACGTTGTAGAAAGAGATGGCAACGGTAACGTTATAGAGATCGTTACAAAAGAATTAGTTAGTAGAAAAGTATTGGGTATATCACCCCCACCTACTGACAGCCCGAATGGGGAATATGGTGATACAGAAGACGACGCTGAGGTATACACCTGTGTTAAGATGGATGAAAGCAGCGGTAACTGGAAGTGGCATCAAGAAGTGGACGACATGATCCTCGATGGTAGCCAGAGCACAGCACCGAAGAAAGCTTCACCATGGTTAGTGCTTCGATTCAATACAGTAGACGGAGAGGACTACGGACGTGGTAGAGTAGAAGAGTTCATTGGGGATCTAAGGAGTCTCGATGGATTATCTCAGGCTCTAGTAGAGGGAGCAAGTGTTGCAAGTAAAGTTATCTTTCTTGTCTCACCATCAGCTACAACCAAGCCCGGAACACTGGCCAAAGCTGGTAACGGAGCTATCATACAGGGTAGACCAGAAGACGTAGGAGTCGTGCAAGTCGGTAAGACAGCAGATTTTGCTACAGCTGCACAACTAGCAGCAACAATAGAAAAAAGAATACTTGAAGCTTTCTTGGTTATGAATATCAGGAACGCAGAAAGAGTTACAGCTGAAGAGGTACGCCTTACACAGCTAGAGCTAGAACAATCGCTTGGCGGTCTGTTCAGCTTGTTAACGGTAGAGTTCTTAGTACCCTACCTTAATAGAACTCTGTTGATATTACAGAGAACAAACCAGATACCAAGACTACCAAAAGATGTCGTAAGACCAAAGATAGTCGCCGGTATTAACAGTCTAGGTAGAGGTCAAGATAACGAAGCCTTGACTAGATTTATACAGACAGTTGCTGCGGTTCTCGGGCCAGAAGCGTTGATGAAATACATAGATCCAAGCGAAGCTATCAAGAGATTAGCAGCTGCACAGGGTATAGATGTTCTCAACTTAGTACGCACAGCAGAGCAGCTAGCACAGCAGAAAGAAGTTCAACAGGCTGATATGGCTAACAAGTCACTCGTCGATCAAGCTGGGCAACTTGCTGGTACACCTCTCATGGATCCACAAAAGAACCCAGAGCTAGCCGATCAAGCATCAGCAGTCTTGATGAACCTACAACAACCACCACAATAATATGGCAGAAACATTATCATACCAAGAACCTCAGAATGTAACTACCGTAGACAATCTAACGCCAGAAGAGCAAGACTCTCTGGCTGTTGGCGAGTCTATATCTCAACAGGAGGAGCAACTATATGCTGGTAAGTATAAGAACGCTCAAGAGTTAGAAAAAGCTTATGTAGAGTTACAAGCTAAACTTGGTGAAAAGACAGAGGAAAAGACAGAGACAGCTAGTGCAGATGAGCAGCCCGAGGATACACCTAAGATGTCCGAGGGTGCTACGCTCATCACTGATGCTAGCAAGGAGTACTATGATAACGGTAACAAGTTATCACCTGAGACTATGGCTAAGTTCTCTTCTATGTCAAGCCAAGATTTACTCAAGGCTTACATGGAGGTATCACAAAACCCTGAGTTTCAAGCACAGCAAGGTCAGCCATCTGACATATCTCAATCAGACATTAATCAGATTAAGAACTCAGCAGGCGGCGATCAAGCATATGCTAACATAATAAATTGGGCTAAGTCTAACTTACCACAAGAAAAGATTACTGCATTTGATGAAGTTGTAAACACAGGCAGTATACAAGCTATACAGCTAGCAGTATCTGGACTTAAATCAGAATACGACAATGCAAATGGAGTAGAAGGTAGAATGGTAACAGGAAAGACAGCCCCAAACAACAGCGGTGACGTTTTCCGCAGTCAGCAAGAGCTAGTCGCAGCGATGAATGATCCTCGTTACGACAGAGATCCAGCTTACAGACAAGACGTAATACAAAAACTAGACAGATCAGACTTGGAGTTTTAACTATGCCCGGACATTACGGTGGCGGCAAAATGCCAGCTAAAAAGAAAAAGATGACAGCAGCAGAAAAGAAAAAGATGCTAGCTAAACTCAAGAAAAAGAAAAAGTAATGGCTAAGAAACCAAAAAAGCCGACCTCTGACCCACGATCACCTTATGACGTGTTCAAGCCAGAGAAAAAGGAGTACTATAGACAGCTCCCAATACCGGGGCTGATCTATCCTTTAGCAAAGAACAACAAGAAGAAGAGAGATGTCTTCAAAGAAAACAACAACTACCCAGTATAACTATGACACACCACAACCACGAAAATCAGAAATGGCATCCAGCAGAGGAGCTTAACGGAAGACTAGCTATGATAGGCATAGTCGCAGCTTTACTCAACTACGCTTGGACAGGGCAAATCATACCCGGTATTTGGTAATGCCTAAGCCAGCTGGTAAGAAGAAGTATTCTGCTGCCCAAATGAGGATAGCAAGAGTAGCACCACCCCGAGATAAGATCACAGGAGCTGACTTCAAGAAACTTAGAAATGGCAAAAAGAAAACGAAAGGGAGTAAGCCTGTCTCTCGGAAGAGGTGAGAAGAGTCGCAAAGGCGGCCTGACAGCTAAAGGTAGAGCCAAGTACAATCGTGCCACTGGCTCTAATCTCAAAGCTCCACAGCCCGGAGGAGGGGCTAGAAAGAGGTCATTTTGTGCTCGCATGTCTGGCATGAAAGGCCCACTCAAAAAACCAAACGGCAAGCCTACACGAAAGGCACTTGCCTTACGCAGATGGAAATGCTAATGGCTAGAACTTATAGAATGAAAGACAATGATCCTGACGATACTGAGTTCAGAGATCGTATGGGCAATAAAACTGCTATGGATATCAGCCCAAGAAACCTAAAGAACCTCATCAAAAGATTAAAGATGGATGACTTTACTGGTGGATCTAAGCTTGATGATATAATTAAGCAGCAGCGAAAGCAAAAGAAAAACATGAAAGGTAAAGCATAATGGCACATAAAAAAGGTAAAAAGTGTGGCTGTAGCCATGGAGGTAAGAAACGCTAATGGGTAAATTATGTCCACGTGGCAAGGCAGCTGCTAAAAGAAAGTTCAAGGTCTACCCCTCTGCATACGCAAACGCATACGCTGTTAAGGTATGTAAGGGTCAGGTCAAATCAGGTGGTGTAAAGAGAACAGCACCCGGCTACACTAAAAAGAAAAGAAGATGAGCTTACGTAGATGGTTCCAAGAGAAATGGGTTGACACCAAAACTGGTAAGCCCTGTGGCAGACAGAAAGGTGAGAAGCGTAAAGGCTACCCAGCTTGCAGACCATCTAAACGTGTGTCATCCAAAACACCTAAGACTACAGGTGAGATGTCGAGTGGCGAAAAGGCCAAGTTCAACAGAACTAAGACAAGTAGTCGACGTATAAACTACAACCACAAACGACGCAAGAAGTAACTTGCCGTCCGTTCATCCCGCAAGGGACGCATGACACCCAAGCATGGAACGGGGCTTGGATATATGAGAGATACAATGACTGTAACTTACGTATATCGTGGCATCAAGTACACAAGAGTAATCGGTAAGTAAGGCCGTACAGGGAGGTTCAAGTCCTCCCATCTCTATTGGAGAGAGCCTGCTAAGGCAGATACCTCAATCCGTCTAGACGGTGGGATAGACCACAAAAATGGCCAAAAAATTTTCAGATCTGAAGAACGTTAACCAATATCATTCTTATTAGAAATGGCATACCCCGGATCTTTCGATCATCAATCTAACGTTAACCCTACACAACTCACAAGACAGGGTGCGTTAAACGGCGGTTCCGATCCTAGAGCCCTTTATCTTAAACTCTTCTCAGGAGAGATGTTTAAAGGCTTCCAGAGAAATACAATCGCTAGAGACTTAGTGCAGAAGAGAACACTTACATCAGGTAAGTCTATGCAGTTCATCTACACTGGTCGCACAACAGCTGAGTACCATGTACCCGGCCAGAGCATTTTAGGTAACGACCAAAAGGCTCCTCCAGTAGCTGAGAAGACAATCACAATAGATGACCTTCTTATCTCCAGTGCTTTCGTTTACGAGCTAGACGAGACACTTGCACACTACGATTTACGTGGTGAAATTTCTGCTAAGATCGGCTACGCTCTTGCAGAGAAGTATGACAGACTCATCTTCAGAGCTATCGCAAAGGGTGCTAGACAGGCTTCTCCTGTTTCTATGACTAACTTTGTAGAGCCCGGTGGAACACAGATCCAAGTTGGAGCTGGTTCAGATGCAGACGACGCATACAGCTCAACACACTTAATCTCAGCTTTCTATGATGCTGCTGCTGCTCTCGACGAGAAAGGCGTAAGCTCTGACGGCAGAGTTGCTGTGTTGAACCCAAGACAGTACTACGAACTTATACAAGCTATTGGTTCTAACGGTCTTGTAAACAGAGACGTACAAGGTACAGCTCTACAGAGTGGACAAGGCATCATTGAGATTGCAGGCATCCAGATCTTCAAGTCAATGAACATCCCATTCTTCAGCAAGTATGGTACAAAGTATGCTCCTTCATCAGGTGCATCTGCTGGTACTGACCTTGCAACTATTGACCCCGGTAACACAGGTTCATTCATCTCTGAGTCTACAGAAGATGCAAGAGCTAGTGTATCTGGTATCAACAACAACTACGGAAACTCAACCGACTTTGCAAACACATGCGGACTTATCTTCCAAAGAGAAGCTGCTGGTGTTGTAGAAGCTATCGGCCCACAGGTTCAGGTAACTTCAGGTGACGTTTCAGTTGTATACCAAGGTGACGTAATCCTTGGAAGACTAGCTATGGGAGCAGACTTCCTAAACCCAGCTGCTTGTGTTGAATTGTTCGCTGGAACAACAACTAAGCCATCTGGATTTGGTACTACATACCCAGCTAACGCTTAATTTTATTTTTATACGGGGGCTTCGGCTCCCTTTTTTCTTATGGCTACCACAACTATTGACACCGATACCGAACTATCCGCAGTGAACTCTATACTGGGAGCTATCGGACAAGCACCTCTCACAACTCTTAACTTTGATAACCCAGAGGTGTCCCTTATATACAACCTACTCCGTGATGCCAACGTAGACACGCAGGCAGAGGGGTGGCACTACAATACAGAATATCATGTAAAGTTTGCAATAGATACTAATGGCAAGATAGCGATTGGTAATGACATACTTTCCATGGATTTACATGATAACTACACCAGACGCACAAAAGATCTTATTCGTCGTGGTGGATTCATCTACGATAAGATGGAACATACAGATGTCTTTACAGAAGATCTTGACTTAGATGTAGTCAGACTATACAACTTTGAAGATTTACCTATTGTTTTCAGAAGATACATAACATACAGAGCTTCAAGAGTAGCAGCTACAAAGCTGGTTGCAAACCCTCAGTTGGTAAAACTACTAGCTCAACAAGAAGCTATTGCAAGAGCAGCTCTTATGGAATACGAATGTAATCAGGGCGACCATAGTATGTTTGGATTTGACGAAGGTTCTACTTATCAAACTTATCAACCATTTAAAAATCTAAGGAGATAATGGCAAGTATCACACAAACTATCCCTCAATACTCACTAGGAATGTCAGAACAGCCTGACCAGCTAAAGTTTCCCGGTCAGGTAACAGAGGTAACAAACGCAATACCAGATCTAACCAAAGGTCTATTTAAAAGACCGGGTGCTAAACGTATAGGCACTGACGCACTATCGAGTGTACAGAGTGGAGGTTCGTGGTTCCATTACTTTCGTGATGAGACAGAAGGATCTTACATTGGACAGGTAGCTGCTGACGGTCAAGTCAGAGTCTGGCGTTGTAGCGATGGACAGCTGATGACTACTAGCTATACGCATAACGGCGTGAATCATCAGACAACAGTACAAAACTATCTAGCAACAAGTGCACCAGAAAACCTACAGTTTCTCACAATTAATGATACAACTTTTGTTAATAGTCGTGATACTACTAATGCTAACACTCTCGTTGGGACAACGGGAACTACAGATGCTACACCAGATGCTCACTTCGGGTTTATAGAATTGCTACGAACTGAGAACGGTAGACAGTATGGTGTAGATCTAAACAATAGTACAGTTGTCACAACAGTTAAACGTGCCACACGTATTAAAATAGATAGTGATAATCTTGACGAAGGTGATGGTACAGGTCACTGCCCCGGTATTGGTACACAGGTATTTAGTAAAAATGATACCGGTAAAACAAACTTAACATTTAGAATTAATACTCTAGGTCAACAAGGTGTTAGTCCAAATTATCAAGCTTCTGGTAGTACTGGAGCAGATGGTGAAAACTATAGATGTAGTTACAACAGAGAGGTAATTTTACTACATGGTGGTGAAGGCTGGGAAACTGGTAATACTACAACTGCTGTATTAGATGCGGCAGCTGGCGGTGCATCAGTTGGAACTGGTTCTAGTTCTAATGGAGTCGCTGCGACTTATACTATACGTGTGGAAGATCACGAAGAAACAGAAGTTAATGCTACAATTACTGCTAATGGAAACCACTCCGGACTTATACGACCAGCTCCTACCCCTTTTGATTCTGATACAGCTGTTACTGCTGATACTATTATTGGTGGTATTATAGACGCTTTACCCTCTAGCATTACAGGTAAACATATAGGAACAGGTATTTATTTATCTAGTGCAAACCCTTTTACTATTAATATAGTCGAAGAGGATTTAATGAGATGTTTTCAGTCGTCTGTAAATGATGTATCAAACTTACCTAACCAATGTAAGCATGGTTATATTGTAAAAGTTAATAATGCTTTGAGAGCAGAAGAAGATGACTACTATCTTCGATTTGAGGGTCAAAATGATAAAGATGGTTCTGGATCTTGGGTCGAATGTGCAAAACCTAGTATAGCTAAAGAGTTAACAAATATGCCACTTGCTATACAACGTACAGCTACAACAACATTTACAGTTAGACCTTTTGATTATCAGGTGCGGAGAATTGGTGATGATGTAACTAATCCTATGCCATCATTTGTAGGCTCACGTATCAACAAAGTACTATTCTTTCGTAATAGATTAGCACTGCTGTCAGGTGAAAACGTTATAACTTCACGACCGGGTACTTTAGGACTACCAGACTTTTTCAATGAAACAGCTCTTACTGTATCTTCATCTGACCCGATTGATATATCTGCTGCGTCTATGTTTCCTTCAGAGTTATTTGATGGTATAGAAATGAATACAGGTTTGGTAGTATTTAGCACAAACCAACAATTCCTACTTGCATCAGATGATACAGTTTTAAACCCAGATACAGCTAAGTTACGTAGTATATCAACATTTAATTATAATGAAGATATGGCTCCTATATCGTTAGGAACTACTATAGCTTATGTTGACAACTCTGGTAAATTTAGCCGATTTAATGAGATGGCTAATATACAACGAGAAGGTGAGCCGTCTGTTGTAGAGGTAAGTAAAGTTGTACCAACATTACTACCAAAAGATATAGATTTACTTACAAACTCGAGAGAAAACTCTCTAATATTGTTAGGTAAAACAGGCTCAGATGAAGTTTTTGGTTATAAGTACTTTCAAGTAGCTGACCAAAGACAGCAGGCTGCATGGTTCAAATGGAAACTAAACAATCCTTTGATATATCATTTTATTATTAATGATGAGTATTTCTTTTTAGATAGTGATTACTATTTACAAAGTGTAAAACTGGTGCAGACTGAAACAGACCCTAGCATAGTACAAGATAATGTCGACTTCTTATTACATGTGGATAATCATACTACTGTTAGCGGCGGCAGCTTTAACTCAACTACGAATCTGACAACCTTTTCTGGTGTCAGCTGGTTGAATACAGTTACCACACCTAACCACGATTTAGTTGTGATTGACACAAACACTAACTCAGCACGAGTTGGTAGATACGCAAAGCCTACAGTCAGTGGCACTAGCTTTACTTTACCCGGTAACTGGTCTGGTGCAACACTTACTATAGGTTACATATACCCATATGAAGTGAAGTTTCCAACATTCTATCCTACAAAAACAGATGGTAGAAGTTCTAGAGCTGATGTAAACTCATCTTTAGTCTTACATAGAATTAAATTTCACTTTGGTAAAATAGGACTTTATGAAACAACACTTGAACGAGTCGGTAAAAACGACTACACAGAAGTATATGAATCAACAGAACTTGACGAGTACGACGCATCTGATGCACCATATCTCGAAGAGTTTATCAAAACTGTCCCAGTCTACGAAAGAAACACAAACGTAGATGTAACCCTCAGATCATCTCACCCAGCTCCAGCTACATTACGTTCTGTATCTTGGGAAGGTGACTATTCACCCAAATATTATAAACGTGTCTAATTATATACACCCACTTACATTGGAGGCTGCCACCGAGGTTGCCTCTAATTTACGTTCAGATGACCGCAGAGAGGTCGAAGAAGGCCATGGAGTACCAATAGCCCTATTACCTTCTTTGATGACTCACAACCCCTCCTACGTGTATTTTACAGTGCCTGACGGCAAGACTGCTGGCATGGCTGGAGTAGGAGAAGAAGGTGATATATGGATGCTTTGCACTCCTGATATACACCGATACCCAATTACATTTGCAAGAGAGGCCAAGCGGTATGTCGATAGCCGTACTGAGCCCCTCCTCTGGAATATAGTTGATAGCAGAAACAAGGTACATTTAAAATTACTTAAGTTTCTAGGCTTTAAGTTTTTACGTAAGTTAAAACATGGGCCAAACAATGTAACATTTATTGAATTTTGCCGTGTGCATGGATGCTAACGCAGGGGCTAGAGCCGCTGCTAGAGAAAGAGCTCGTCAAAAAGACGCTATTTATGCTCAAGAAAAGCTAAAGTTTTTTAACAAAGAAACACAGCTAGACAGAACACAAAACAGAAACATAATCGGTTACAGTCGTGACCTAGCTGATGCCCAAGTAAAGGCAATCTATACAGCTGGTCAGGGTAGATTAGCCGTACAGGACGTTGCCCGTAGGTACTTTGCAAACAAAAGTGTAAATGAAGGTGGACGTTCTTCACGATTTGGTCTGAAAAAATACCAAGCATTACTATCAAAAAGAGCTGAAGTTGATGCAGTTGTAGACAATATGTATGGTCGAAACATGGCGTATGCACAAGAAGGTGCAAGACGTAAGTATCTAGCTGCTAACGCTCAAGCAAGAGAACAACTAGGACTACCAGCAAGCTATGGTGCTCCTGTTATGATGCCTCCAACTAATAGATTAGGTGGTGCTTTACAACTACTAAGTACAGGTTTAAGTATGGCTTCAAGCTTTAAAACTGCTTTCCCGGGTGCGTTTGCTCCTAAGCTACCTGTACCTGATTTACCTACTGGTGGAGGGAATGTCTTTGCAGGTTTTAACCGAGGCCCAGCTGGTCTACCATCATTTTATGATTTTTAAATTATGACCGATTCATTTTCCAGAGTTATAGGTACGCCTAGAGATAGGCTACCTGAGCTTGACAATTACGAAAGAACAGAAGCTGATTTAACTCAGGCAGTTAATGATAGAATTGATGAGAATATATTAGATACAAAAGATTTCTTCGACCAAATGGTTCAGATTGCAGAATTGCAACAGAAGAGTCGTGATGCTAACTTAAATGCAATAGCCGAGCTTACAGGTAAAGTTGCTGAGTTTAGAGAAGTTAGACGACAAACTAAATCAGTACGTGATAATATTGCACAAGCTAATCTTCGTATGACGATGGCTGATAGATCTTTAGAAATGTTAAATGAAGATCAGTTTAAGTTTGAAGATGCTCAGTTTTATAATGAAGTTGCAAATGATAAAATATCTCCTTCACAAAAAGACTTCTTAAGTGTTCTTGACCAACCAGATGGTGTAGAAATGAGTGTCAGACAGTTTAAACAGGCTGTAATTGACGATGGTGGTTTCTATGGTGGTATCAAAGAAATGCTATATAAAAATGGTTGGGATGAAATTGAAACTCTAGCAGAAGCTAAAGATCTATACGGAGGATCTGAAGAAATAGCAGTTCTATCTCTATTTGTAGCAGCACAAAAAGCTGGCATAGATACAGATAGTCCACAGTTTAGAAAGATGTTTCGTAACGAGCTATACCCACAAATGGTTGCTCGTAAAGAAAATACACTACAAGCATGGGAAGGTAGAAGAGATAGACTTGCGAGTCAAAGAGCTGATAAGAAAGTACAGTTTGATATCAAAGACACTATACAAAGTTATATACCAGCTGGCCCAAATCAAGTTGAGTTCCAACCTAATATTGATGGTACGGGCGGTCTAGTTGAGCGTATTATGTTACGTAAGAATCTAGATCGTAAACGAGCTTTACAGTTCTTGACTACAAGCGTAGCTACACAAATTAGAAATGGTGACTTGTTACCTACTGATGGTGTAAATTTTAAAGATGTTCTTAGATTTACAAGCAAACAACAGCAAGGTAAACAGGTAGCTTTTAACGAGTTACAGATTGGTAACAACGATCAGTTTATTGATACAGCAATCTCAGATATTGATAGAGCTATAGATTCTGTACAACAAGACCCTAATACAAAGGTCAAGAAAGCTAGCGATAGATTCTATGAAACTAAAGTATTGCCATTACTACAAGAATATGGTAGCTTTGATGATATACCACCAGAACGATATGCTGATTTAGAAACAGACTGGGCTAACGATCCAATACTAAGATTTACAGAGTTTCCAGAATATATAAAAGGTGGTTACTCAAAGACTCAAACAGGTACTAGATTTAGTAATTCTAGTTACTCAAACCGTATTGGTAAAGCTAACTTCTTAGATAATGTAAAAGAGGAAATGAAAAACTCGTTTTCAACAAACTTAGCACTTGGAGCAAAAGGCAAAGAATCAGGTTACAAACTAACTACATTAGAAGGTTTTGAACTTGACAAAGCATTTGGAGCTTTAGAAGAACAGTATTATTTAGACAGACGTGATAACGCAAATGCAACTGATGCACAAATATTAGGTGGCCCAAATGGTAATGATGGTTTGATTGCAAAGTATACAAAAAAACTCCTTGATCGTGACTATAAAGAAGCCGCACAGCCATATGTAACATCACAAGTTGACATGGCACAGATTGCTACAAAAATTATACAAGATAATACTATACTAGATGCAGAGGGTTATTTATCTATACATGAGCTAGATCAGCTCAAAGAAGCTAGACTCTGGTTTCTTAGAAAAGGAGGCGATGTACCACAGTTTTGGAAAGACCTAGCAAAGAAAACAGGACTAGATCCTAGAAAATTAATGGAGCGTAGATTGATTGCTACTGGTGGGTATGATCCTGAGAAGATGAGAATTGTAAAAGATAATCCTTATCCTGAGCTTAATGAGTTTCAACTTGCTGACTTGCAACGTAATCCTACAATATCTAAAGGCATCAGGCTGTTTTATAAAAGAGATGGTAACACAGCAGCTGTAGTAATTGATGCGTCTAGGCAGAGAGATAGTGAAGGTAATTATCAGGAAGATGGTTACTATGAATTTGGTAGAAATGGTGGTACAAAAAGAGATAGAACTGGTGGTGATAATCTTAACATGGCTAGCGTTGAAATGTTATCCAAACGAGGTGCTACCAACTGGGGACGGTATGGATTTACCTCTGGTGAAATCAAACTAATTATGTCATCAGGTAAGATAGATAGAAACGCTGAGTTTAACGAAGATACACAGACTCAGATGCTAGCAGTATTATATGAAAAACAATTAGAACAGAAGAACGCTATTCGTGGTGTCGAAATAGATGGTAAAACATTTTGGAGACTAAATGATTTAACTAAGGTTGAAGAAAAAGCGGTAGAAGAGTTCTTCCCTGCATTGAAAGAAGCAGATTTATTTGGCAACTGGTCTACAATGTCACAAGACCTTATTGATATAGTCTTCTCACGCCCAACAGGTAGGAGAGTTGTCGAACCTAAAAAGAAAACTAAACGTGGTAGACGTTAAACATGGCTGAAGAGTATACACTAAATTTTGATAAAGACGATCTGGAAGCGATGCAAGAAACTGCTCAAGAAGCTACAGAAGCCTTTATCCAGCGTAGAGAAGACGAGCGAGTTGAACAAGAAGCTTCACAGCAAATCGAGCAGCAAGCTGCCGATGTAAAGTTTGACCCTCGCAACGCTGAAACATGGGGAGCTAAGGCTCTCATCAAAGAAGGCCAGTCCATTTTATCTGGTGGACTACAAGACACTGCATCATCACTCGCAACCTTTGGAGAACGTACAGTAGATGCGTTGTCCGGCGAGATGCAACAACAGCGAGAAGAGACAGGTAGTTACAAACCAGACTGGACACCTTTTGGTGCATACGATAACCCCATCGAAACACATACATGGTGGGGTAAACAGTTACGTGGACTTGTACACTTTGGATCTCTTGCGGCTGGTACAATACTAGCAGCAAAAGGTGCAGCCGCTACTGGACTGATAACTGTACCAGCTGGACTCACAGCATTTGCTAGTAGCAGTCTTGTTAGAGGTGCAGCTATTGGAGCTGTATCTGACCTTATATCAAAAGAATCAGATGAACAAAACGCATTAGGTGCATTACGTGACCGATATGGTTGGGTAGATACGCCTTTGTCTACAAAAGATACAGACCATCCTGTTATGATGAAAGTTAAAAACATCGTAGAAGGTATGGGCATAGGTCTTATATTTGATGGACTTGCATATGCCTTGAAGAGAGGTAGTAAAGAGTCTGTAGATCAGATTGTAAAACGAAATAGAAGTCTTAAGAAACAGCACATAGAAGCTGGTATTGCACAATTAAGACAAGGAGATGCTGAGTTTAGAGCAGACAAAAACTTACCACTAGCAGAACCACATCAATCTGCACACGTATCAGAAGTAGAACCACAGGTAGCTAGAGAACAGCTATCCAAGACTCGTAAAGACTGGGGCTCAGAAGAAGGATCTACAGGTAGTGTAACAACACCAGTAGAACGTGAGCGTATAGCACGAGAAGGTGCTACAGATGATGAAACAGTTGAGCGTGTTTTACGTGGTTTATTTAGTAGTGAGAAGTTTGCAAAAGAACTAGAAAAAGCAAAAGGTAGTAGAAAGGCTCTAGTTAATACCTATAGAGAAGCTATCGAAGCACACCAACGTATTACACAGGGTAGAAATCCTGTTGATATGTCGCCAGAAGAATATCTAAAAGAGTTGTTTGAAACTAACGATGTTATTGATGGTTTTGAAAACTGGACATCTAAAAACGTAGTTGTTGCTGACCTTGTACTAGGTACACTAATGAAACAGCTACGTGATACTGGTATTGCTGGTAGAGAAATAGCTGACTTAGTTGATCTAAATGACATAGACGGCCCAGCTAAACAGATTGTAGATACTATGCTAACTGCATTGTACCAAACAAAGAAAGCTAGATTTATCAAGTCTGATTCGTTTAGAGCTTTGGGTGCTGGTAAAGCTAGAAAAGAAGCACTAGATGCTGTAGTAAAACAAGAAGTAGAAGATGCAAAAGAAGCTATAACGTCTGTACTAAATCTTGCAAAAGACGATACAGATGATAACTTATTGAACGCATTGTTTGAAGCGTTTTCTATGATGGATGATGTCAACTCACTTGATGACTTTGATAATCTTATGCGTACCTTGTTAAAAGGTGGTAAGTTAAAACCAAATGGTGTAGATCGTACTGGTGCTATTATTAGAGAGCTAGAAGGTGTAATGACTAATAGTATTCTATCTGGCCCTAAAACTCCAATGCGAGCTATCATGGGTACATCAACTGCAACATTACTAAGACCTCTTGCAACTGCGTTAGGCTATGCTGTAAAAGCACCATTTACTGGTGACACTCGTGGACTCAAAGCTAGTCTTGCAGCTGTCAACGGTATGGTCGAAGCTATACCAGACTCATTTAAAATATTTAGAACTAAACTAAATTCTTACTGGAAAGGTGATCTAAGAACTATCAAGACACGATTCTCTGATTATACAAGAGGTGACGATAACTGGGAGATACTACGTAGATGGGCAGAAGATAGTGGTAGAGCTACACCCGGAGAACAGGCTGCATTTAGACTTGCTAATATGGCTAGGTCTATGAATAATAACAACTTGTTGACATACTCTACAAAGATCATGGCTGCAACTGACGATGCCTTTGCATATGTATTAGGCCGTGCTAAGATGCGTGAAAAGGCTATGCGTAGAGTTATGGAGCTACAAGAAGGTGGCTATAAAACACCCAAGGTAACTAAAGAGTTAATGAGAGCATACGAAGATGACTTCTATGCACAAGTGTTTGACTCTGCTGGTAATCTTACAGATGAAGCAACTAACTTTGCACGTAAAGAAGTTACACTTACACAGGAACTTACAGGCTTTGCAAAGGGTCTAAACGATGTGTTTACTGCTACACCACTAGCTAAACCATTCTTTTTGTTTGCTAGAACTGGTGTAAATGGACTTGCACTTACAGGTAAATACACACCCGGTTTTAACTTCTTAGTCAAAGAGTTTAACGACATTGCATTTGCAAACCCAGCTGATTTAAGCAGTGTATCTAAGTATGGTATATTTACTGTTGAAGAGCTAGCTAACGCAAGAGCTTTACAACAAGGTAGGCTAGCAATAGGTTCTGCTGTAGTATTTATGGCTACACAGGCATGGATGCGTGGTGATCTTAATGGTAATGGCCCTGTTGACAGACAGAAAAGACAGATGTGGTTAGATGGTAAGTGGGAACCAAGAACAATTAAGCTCGGTGCTGTACGTGTTGGTTATGATAACTTTGAGCCATTTAACCTTATTATGTCTACAATCGCTGACGTAGGTGACGCAAGTGAACTTATGGGTGAAGAGTGGACAGAAAACGAACTAGGTAAAATCTCACTGGTTGTAGCACAAGCTGTAACAAGTAAATCATATTTAGCTGGTATACAATCGTTTGTAGATTTATTTGGTGGTAGACCCGGCCAAGGCCCACGTATTGGAGCAAACTTACTAAACAATACTGTACCACTAGCTGGTTTACGTAACGAACTAGGTAGATTATTTAACCCATACATGCGTGAGATTGGATCTGGTATCAGACAGTCTATACGTAACCGTAACCAAATAACAGAGGCTCTTGCTAATATAAACCCACTAGCTAAACCTTTACCGATTAAGTATGACATGCTCAATGGTAAACCAATTAAAGATTGGGACTTTATGACTCGTGCATATAATGCTGTTAGTCCTATAACTCTTAATCTAGATCAAACAGAGGGTCGCAACTTTCTATTTGATAGTGGTTATGATTTACGTTTGTCCACATACTACGCACCTGATAGTACAAATCTAACTGACCAACCAGAAATTAGATCTAAGTTTCAACGAGCTATAGGTTTACAAAACTTAGAACGTGAACTAGATAAATTAGCCAGAAATCCACAAGCTATTGCATCTATGAAACAGATGTATGAAGATATTAGATCTGGTAGAAGAGCTGATTTCAATGCTAGAGATTATTGGCATAACAGAGCTATAGATAGATTATTCCAAAGAGCACGTAGAGTTGCATGGGCATCTATCAAAAACGATTCTGATATACTTAAGCTAATAGAAGAGCAAAGACGTAAAGATGTAGCACGACTACAAAAACGTAATACAACAGCTAACCTCCTCAACATATACAAATAAATGGCAACAACATTCGTAGAATACACTGGGGATGGGAACGCTACTAAGTCGTTTTCTTTCCCTTCATATCAAGAATCTGATGTCAAAGTTCGTGTAGATGGCGTACTTAAAACAACAAGTACATCT